CGCGAAATCCCTTCCCGCATCGGCATCGTCGCCATGCAGACCAACGACCTCACCACCGACGACCTGCTCCGCGATGCCTTCGCCCCTCTCCACGCCCAGTTCATCATCTGGGCCACCCGCGCCTATGCCCGCGCGATCCGCGTCCTTGGTCTCTCCTCCGACGAATCCCCCGACGACCTCGCCATCTCCCAGACCGTCACCGAGGCCGCCGACTGGCTCGTCTCCGCCCTATCCGCCCTCGCCGCTGCCCGCCTATTCGATCCTTCTCCCACGCCCGAACCCTTCGGCGAGATCGACGACTCTTCCGACGTCCCCTTCGGCATCGTCCGCGAAGCCCTCGCGCGCGCCGGCGGCGCTGCTCCTGCCGGTATCTACATCTCCACTGCGGGCGACCCGATGGGCGGCATCGCGACGGGCGCCCTGCTCCTCAACGCCTTCTCTCGCATCGGTGGCGGCGTCGAAGGCTGGCAGTGGGTCTACGGCGAGACTGTCCGCTCACGCGAGTTTCCCCCACATCACGACCTCGACGGCGTGCGCTTCTCCTCCTGGACCGATGACGCCTTGTCCAACCGCCAAACCTGGCCTGCCGTCTCCCATTACGTCCCCGGAGACCACGCCGGATGCTATTGCGCCGCCGCGCCTGTTATCCTTCCACCTCAGGAGGCTGTGGCCTGATGCGAGTGGAAGCCGTCAATCGTCTACGCTTACGCGACGTTCTCGTCTTGCGCGTCACCACTCCCGACGCCGAATCCGAGGCCACTCTCGCCTCATTCGCCGCTGAGATGGCAAGCCACGTCCGCCTCCCCGTGTTCATCATCGACGCTTCCATGTCTCTAGAGTCTCTCAACGAGGCTGAGATGCGAGCCGCCGGTTGGGTACGCGCGAATGGCGCCAATGGGAGCCGATCCTAGATGCCCTACCACGTCGCACGATCCTCATCCTGCCCGCCGTCGCGCCCGTGGGCTGTCATCAAGGACGCCGGCGGCAAGGTGATGGGATGTCATCCAACGTCCGACGCTGCTTCAGCGCAGATGCGCGCGCTCTACGCCCGAGGGGATACGAAGGAGTCTGCCATGGCCGAGATTGAGACTACCGCGACCGCCGCTACTGCCGCTGCTGCCGAAACTCCCGTTGCAACTCCCACCGCAGTCACCACCGAGCAGGGTTTCCAGTCCATCCTCATCATCGAAGGCGAGCGCACTTCCGACGGCCGCCTATTCCCCGCCGATTCTCTCACCTGGCGCACGCTCCCACTTCCCCTGATGTGGCAACGCGAGAATCTCCCCCGCCACCAAGCATCCGTCCTCGTCGGCCGCATCGACGAGATCTGGCGTGACGGCGCCGAACTCAAAGGCCGCGGCATCTTCGACCTCGGCTCCGAAGACGGCCGCGAAGCCGCCCGCCAAGTCGCCGAACAGTTCGCGCGCGGCGTTTCCATCGACGCGGAAATCTTCGAGGATTCCCTCGTTGAAGACGGCGAAGATCTCCTCCAAGTCATCTCCTCGGCCAGAATCGTCGGGCTCACGATCGTTCCATTCCCCGCGTTCCCCTCTGCCGTCATCGCGCTCACCGATCATTCCATCCCCGAATCTTCTCCCGACGGCCGCGCCGCTGCCACACCCCCCGCCGCCCCCGTCACCATCCAATCCTTCGCCATCTCCTCACGCCCGCTTGCCGCCGACCGTTCCCGCTACTCCGACCCTGAATGGCTGGCAGCCTGCGCGGGCATGGAAGGCACGACCGACATCCCCAAACTCGACGGCTATTTCCCTCACCACGAACCCGACGGCTCTCTGTCCCGTCCCGGCGTTCACGCTTGCCTGACTCGCCTGCCGTTCACTCGCCGTCGTGGTCTCGATCACGCGCGCCAGCACCTCATCAACCATCTCCGCCACAACTTGCACGAGTCCGTCCCCGCGTCCCTCGACGCCCCATCCCTCCTCGCCTCGGCCCGCAAGCCCATTCCCCGCTCCTTCTTCGCCTCCCCCAATCTCCTGTCCCCCACTCCCATCACGATCACCCTCGACGGCCGCCTCTACGGCCACGCCGCTCTGTGGAACACCTGCTTCGCTGGTGAAACCGAGTATCTAACGGAGGGCGGTGTTCGGACCCTAAAGGAGACAGTCGATACTGTGCAGCGGGTCCTGGTTTCTACCGGTGATCTCAGTTCTCGGTCTCGCGCAGCACGTGAGTTCGGTGGCGAGTGGCAGGATGCTGAAATCCGCTCATTTGGTGAGCAGCAGTTGATGAAGGTCACACTACGTCGCTACGGTCAGACCAAGGAGGTTTATGCCACTGCTCAACATCGTTGGTTGATAACCCCCCGGAACAGTGAGAGATTTAGGCACAGTCCCCGCAAGGTAGTGCTCACTGCCGACCTTGAACCCAACATGCGACTTTCGCCTTTGTTCCCCAAGAAGAAAGTGACCGTAGGTAAGGGAATCCGTCTAAGTCAGTTCGGCGTCGCTCACGGTTTTACCTTCGGCGACGGTACTCGACGTCGCGATGGATGCCAGGTTGTTCTCTTTGGGGAAAAGGACGCAGCTCTATTGCCTTACTTCGCAATGTCCACCAGCCGGAAGGGAAGTAATCCGAACGGCGTCAACAAGGTGCTGGTCTCTAACCTCCCGGCTTTCTTCAAGGATTTGCCGTCGTTGGGAGAAAGCCTTTCCTACCTATATGGTTGGCTCGCTGGGTATTTCGCGGCGGATGGGACAGTGTCTCCGGACGGAACGCCGATCATGTTCTCTGCAACGAAGGCTCACTTGGAACACGTTCGGGATGTCTGCCTGCGTTTGGGGATCGGCACTTCTGAAATCAAGACGTTTATGCGGAACGGTGCAGGAGATTACGAGGGTATCCCTGGGAGGGTAAACAACAACCGAATCAGTCCGCTCCACCGGATGACACTTATCTCCAGTACTCTAAGTGCAGAGTTCTTCTTGATCCCTGAGCATCAGCGTCGGTTCCGAGCGCGCTTGGATGTCAATGACCCACATACAGCATGGCGCGTTGTTTCTGTGGAAGAAACGGATCGCGTCGAAGAGGTCTACTGCGCTGTGGTCCCAGGTAACGAGAACTTTACGTTGATGGATAATATCAACGTGATGAACTGCCACATTTCCCGCTCGGACGTCTGCATCACCCCACCCCATTCCCTCGCCGCCTACGCCTACTTCCTCACCGGCGAGACCGAGGTCTCTGACATCGACGTTATCGCTGCCTCCGCGGGAGTTGCCTCCGCCGATGGTGCCAGCGCGGGATCAACATTCACTCTGGACCCGTCCGGCAACCTCACCGCCTCAGGCTCCCCCGCTCTCTGCTCTCCCTCTTGCGTCCCCACCGGCCCCGTCGTTCTCGCCACCAACCACGCCGCCCTCGCCGCCTCCCCCGAAGCCGCCAAGTCCCACTACGACAACACCGGCCTCGCGGTCGCCGACATCGCAGTCGGCGAAGACGCCTTCGGCATCTGGGTCGCGGGCACGCTCCGTCCCGGCATCTCCGAAGCCCAGCGTGTCGCCTTGCGCGGCTCATCCCTCTCCGGTGACTGGCGGCGTATCGGCGGCAACCTCGAACTCGTCGCTCTCCTCGCCGTGAACGTCCCCGGCTTCCCGATCCCGCGCCTTGCCACCTCGCGTTTCGGCCTTGTCCAAACTTCCCTCGTCGCCGCCGGCATCCCGCGTCCCGACCCCGAATCAGACGAGGTTCCCGCTGACATCTCTGCCGACGAGCTGCTCGACCAGCTCAAGCGCGAAGTCTCCGGCGAGCCCGATCCCGAGCCAGTGCCGGATGCCGATGCACCTGATGCCGAATCAACGGACACCGAAGACCCTACCGGGCAGGAGTCATCCGCCACGTAAGCCCCTTCACGGATGACCCCATCGGGGCTGGTCTGTCTCCCCAGACGGATCGGCCCCGCCCCCTTTCCCCCTTCCCACTTCGCAGCTTCGCAACTTCGCAACTTCACAGCTTGGCAACTTACTCGCGCGCGCGCGAGGCCCCAACTCCCCCGCTCCTTGACACCCTCCCCCCGTATCCGCGACACTCCTAACTGTCAGGGACGAGTAGTCCAACATAGTTGGGGTCCAGCTCCGGTGAGCCACAGTCTCACCATCGCACGCTCCTCCCATCCTGATAACCCCACAGGAGGAGCGCAATGGACGCAAGAATCAACCAACTATTGGAACGTCTCGCCGAGGTTTCAGACGATCAACTCGCTGACCTCGAAGACGTCATCCGCGCCGGCCTCGAGGAAGCGGCTGAAGCCAAGGACGTGGACAACGCCCGCGCTTACGCCGAATCCATCGAGAAGGTCCGCACGGAACGCTCGGATCGCCTCGCTCAGGCTCAGGCCCGCGAGACCGAGATCGCGAGCATCATGCAGCGAGTCAACACTGCCTCGGCCGAAGACGAAGCCGAGAACGGCGATGACGACGACGCTGACGGCAACGGTGACGCATCCGCGTCCGACGGTGATGGTTCAGATGCTGGCGCTGGAGAGGGCAACGACGATGGTGCTGCTGATGGCTCCACCGCTTCGACCATCTCCTCGAAGCCGCTTCCCTCGATCGCCGATCTGACTCGCACCAAACGGCCCGCTACCGCCTCTCACGTCCAGGTCGGCAACAAGCGGACCCCCGCGCCCGGCCTCATCACTGCCGCCGTGGATGTCCCCGGCCTCGCCGCCGGATCGGAGATCCCCGACGCCACCACTCTCCGTACGGCCATCTTCGAGCGGTGGCAGGCTCTGTCCGCCTCGCGTGGCCTGTCGGGCAACTTCCCGGTCGCGAAGTTCCGCAACTCCTACCCGGATGAGCGGATGCTTCACGCGGGCGACAACGAGGGCAACTGGGACAAGATCCAGTCGATCGTCTCCCCGTCGTCCCTGGTCGCATCGGGCGGCATCTGCGCTCCCGTCGCCGGGTACTACGACGCCAACACGCTCGCCGGCGCTGCTCGCCCCCTCCGCGATTCGCTCCCTCGCTTCGGAGCCGACCGTGGTGGCATCCGGTTCATCCGCGCCACGTCGATCAGCGACTACTCGGGTGCGATCGGGCACATCACCGAAGCCGAAGACGCGGCTGGTGGCGGCGGCGGCACGAAGCCTTGCCTCACGATCGTCTGCGAGGATGTCCAAGAGGTCCTCGTGAACGCGGTCTCGCGGTGCCTGACGATCGGTAACTTCAACGCTCGCACGCACCCCGAGTTCATCTCTCACATCACCGACAACACTCTCGCCGCGCACGCCCGCGTCGCCGAGGAGAACCTGTGGGAGACGATGTGTTCGGCCTCCACCGCCGTCACCTCAGGCGAGAACCTTTCCGCCTGGCGTGATGTCTACGCCACGCTCGCTCGTGCCGCCGCGCAGTACCGGTCTCGTCACCGTATGACCGACCGGATGCTCCGCTGGGTCGCTCCCGCGTGGCTGGTGAACATGTTCAACGCCGACCTTGTCCGCCAGGCTCCCGGTGACAACACGATCGGCGGTGTCGCCCGCGAAGCCTTCGAGGCGGCGCTCGGCCGTATCGGCGTCAGTGTCACCTGGACGCTCGAAGGTGGCACGGCGCCAGACCAGGTCGCGATCGCCCAGGCCGCTGGTGGTCTGAACCCGTGGTTGTCCACGGTCGAGACGTTGCTGTACGCCGAGGGAGTGTTCCTCTACCTCGACCATGGCACGCTCGATCTGGGTGTGGTCCGCGATTCGACGTTGAACGTGGTGAACGACTTCCAGACCTTCGCGGAAGTGTTCGAGAACGTCGCGTTCCTCGGCCCGGAGGCACTCTGCCTGACGCTAGATGTCTGCCCGTCGGGGCTCACGGCTGGTGCGCTCGATGATTACGACCCTTGCGCTATCGGCAGTTGATACGGTAACTACCGTAACAACAGGGTAAACTGAGAGGAGCAGCAAGAATGGAGCAGGTGGACAGGGGTCCAGCAAAGGCCTTTGTTCCACCTGCTCCAGTAACGCACAGCCTTGCCCTTAGGCCTACGCTTGGGTTAAACTCGCAGGATGCAAGCAACCATTTACGCCTTGATAGACCCAGACACCGCAGAGGTTCGATACATCGGACAGTCTCAGCGACCAGTTCAACGTCTCAAGCAGCACTTGAAGCACGCTCAGAGGCAGAAGTCGCGGTTGACTCCCAAGGTCGAATGGCTACGGTCTTTGCTTCCCAAGAAGAGTCCGGGGCTTATGCTGTTAGAAGAGGTGCCAGTTCATCAAGCCTCCATCGCCGAGGCGAAGTGGATCGAGCACTATCACGCCGCTGGGGCACGCTTGACCAATCTTCGGCCGCCCGGAGCGACCTGCGATCAATCTACTCAATGGCTAGACCCCGAAGCGCGTCGTCAGAAGTTGAAAGAGGCGCGCTTGCAGCAGCAGGACGGTCCGTTTACTCAAGCGGCACGCGAGAAGATGTCCGCGGCGTTGAAGGAACGATGGGCCAACGATCCCAATGCAGAACAGCGAAAGAAGAAGCTGGCAGAGCAGGGTCGTCAGAGTATTGCAAAGGCCCAAGCACGTTCCCGCGAGGTTTGGCAAGGTCGCAAGCACACCCCCGAGACACGGGAGAAACTGCGCCAGGCTCATCTCGGTCGTCCACGAACACCCGCGGAGATCGCAGCGCGCATAAGACAAAAAGAAGCAACCACTGCACGGAAGGTAGCCAAGAAGCAGGCGCGCGAGGAAGCCAAGCAAGCGCGCATCGCTGGATGGTGCTTTCTCCGCAAGCAGCGAGTGAATCTCATTCGCGATCTCGACACCCCCAAGCCGCGCCGTGTTACGTCGGAGGAAACCAAGGCCAAAATCCGCGAAGCCCGTGCTCGCCAGGCTCCGATGACTCCCGAAGCGCGTGCCAAACTGTCCGAAGCACGACGGCGCGAATGGGCCGAAGGCTCACGGAGCAAAGAAGCCCTAGCCGAGCAGGGTCGTCGCACCGTGTCGAAAGCTCACGACGCCTGGCGCGGGCAACGTCATTCAGACGCCTCCATCGCAAAGATGTCGCAGGCGAGAAGAAGGGGGCCGAAGACTTAACCGTCTTCACCTCCGATCCTATGGAGGTGTAGCGGTGGCCGCGCCCAAACAAGCCGTATCAGCACTCCCCGCTTCACCGCCCCGCATCAGCCTCCTCACTTCCGCCATTACCATCTCCGAACGTGAACGCTGGGAATCCGGCTTCTCCTACGAGCCCGAAGCTTGCGGCGAAGGCAACACCGCCACTTGGGACCCGTGCACCAACCCCGACCTCGACAACGGCGTCCAATCCGGCGCCGTCGATGTCGAAACCTTCGCGATCGCCGCCGTGGATTCATGTTCATCCTTCGGCTCGGCTGCTCGCACTTGGAAGGAGCGCGCGCAACGCAAGCTCGTCGCGTGCGAATCCAACCTCATCGAAGCCGAGCTATGGTCCGGTGCCATCGCCCGCTCCTCCGGCTGGGCGAACAAGTACCTCACCCATCTGGACTCCGACGTTCTCTCCGATCTCCCCATCGAAGACGCCGTCCAAGCCCTCGCCTGCCTCGAGCAAGCCCTCGCGACTTGCAACTGCGGCAGCCGCGGCATGATCCACGCCACGCCCCAAACAGTCATCCTGTGGGCTCAAGGCGGCGGCCTACGCCGCGAAGGCAATCTCATCCTGACCATCAACGACACGGTCGTCGTCCCCGGCTCCGGCTATGACGGCTCCGGCCCGCAGCAAGCCGTCGATGGCGCTCCTGTCCCCGCTGCCGACGGTTCGGTCTGGGCGTATGCGACGGGCATGGTTCACATCCGCATGTCTCCCATCGAGATCATCCCGAACACGCCCGATGAAGCGATGGACCGTTCCGCGAACCGGCTCACCTATTGGGCGCAGCGCACCGTCGCCGCGACCTTCGACTGCTGCTTGTTTGCTATCGAGATGGATCTTCGCGACTGCGGGATCGGCGGTGCTGGTTCGTGACCTTACCGTTGGTCATAAGTCCCAACGACCCCGGTCACCTGGGGGATCATGAAGAAATTCATGGTCTCCTCGCCAACGCTCAATCCCCCTTTGACAACGTCGCCCTCGACGGCGCCGACCTTTTCGCCAACCGTCCCGCCGCCGGCACCCAGGGCCGCTACTTCTACGCGACCGACACCGGTGTCATCTACCGCGACACGGGCTCCGCGTGGCAAGCCTGGTCGTCACTCATCTCCGACCTCATCGCCAGTATCCTCCAAGCCTCGCCTACCCTATCCGGCCTGCGCGTCCCTACTTCGCGTGTCACCAAATCTGTTGGCCAGTCCGTGCCCGACGGGATTCTCGGCTCTACCGTCGTCACCTTCGACGTCGAAAGCTCATCCACCACTTGGGACAACGACAGCATCCATTCCGTCTCATCCAACACCGGCCGCCTCGTCGCCCCCCGTTCCGGCTACTACCTCGCGGGCACGCATGTCGTTTGGGCGACTAGCACGACCGGCCAGCGAGAAGTGCGTCTACGCCAGTCCAATCCGGTCGGTAACTTCGTGCGTGATGATCGTGTTGCATCATCGGGCACAGACCACATGGCTATCGCGGGAGCGTGTCGTCTGGGGGCTGGAGAGTATGCGGAGGTGGTGGTGGCACATTCGGCAGGAGCACCACTCAATGTTGGAGGCGGGTCGAGTTTCTGGCTCGCGTTCGTCTCGGATCTGTAGGCCCATGGAAAGAAGGAGGATACAGTTGAGATTAGGTTCGCTGAGTATAGGCCCGGCGGCAAGCTCGGCAGCCACGATAGCCGTTGGCGTCCCTATACGTGTTTTCCTCGGTGAACTCGTGACCTCGTTTGCAGTGAGTCTTGTCTCGATTGTGAGGCCCGCGCGGTGGCTTAGGCTCAGTTCGTTTAGAACCATGAAGGTGACTCGCGCGAAGATTCTCAGCATGAGTCTTCGGCTTCAAGTGTTCTACATGCACGCACGCGCGATGGCGACAGGGGTTGCTGCGACATCTCGTTCCGTTGTGGCATTCATGGTCAAGCTCCAACCCTTCGGGAACAGGACCAACGTAGCGTTCGTAGGCCCAGATGTGAGCAGCCATCGTGCGCCCGTCCACCCTGAAGGCTCCATAGCCGTTGGAGTACAGCGCTCCGGTCCATTCGATGCACCCATTTCTGCGTCCCTTGGTCTTCTCCCAGAATCGTTCGTCAACATCCTCAGTATACAAACGAGTAGCGGGATCACCGTGCCGAAGCCATCTGGTGTAGTGCATCAAGCACCAATCTTTCGACTTCCAGGGGCGGCTACAACCCTCCACGGCACAGACTGTCGGGTACTCGATGAGATCAAGAGTCCCGTATCGCTGCCAGCGTCTGTAATGAGTGCTGCACCATCCACGCGCCCATTTGGGCTTCCCGCACCCTTCGACGGAGCACTCCATAACCAGGACCGTACCGGACGGACTCCGGCTATGTCAAGAAGGAGGACGGCATGAATCAGTGTCTCGCTCAAGTTCAGTCGTGCGCGTTGCGGGTGACGCGCCTCGCAGCCGACGGGTCTCCCATCGAAGGTGCAGACAACCTCTACACCACCGACTCGCTCACGGTTCTCACCATCGAGCCGGAGATCACCGAAGGTGACGAGTTCGAGGTCAAGAACGCTTGCGGCGCAGTCTGCGTCAACTTCAAGGACTGCGACCGCCTCAAGCGCCTCAACCTGACCCTCGGACTCTGCATCCCCGACCCGGAGCTGCAGGAACTCCTCGTCGGCGGGGTCGTGCTCACTTCCGGCGACGCGGTCGGCTACGCCTTCCCAGAGATCGGCGCAGCGGCTTGCCCCGATGGTGTGTCGATCGAAGTCTGGACGAAGCGTATCACCGCCGCGGGCGCTCTGGATGCGACGTTCCCCTACGAGCGGTACGTTCTGCCGCGCACCTACTGGCAGCACAGCACCCGCACGTTCGAGAACGGTCCCGTCGTGCTGGAGCTGAACGGCTTCGCGGTGGAGAACCCCGAGTGGCTGGATGGGTCCGAAAATGACTGGCCTGTTGCGTCTGATCGTGTCTTGCAGTCGCTGCCGGTTGCAACGCTGCCGGACGTGGCATGCGGCTATGCCTCCGCGACTGCCTCTTGATGTAGTGGAATCTCTCGTAACCTCATGATAGGTTGCGAGGATGGAGAAGGAGAAGAAGTGCAAGATACGGGGATGCTCTCGCCAGGTCTACGCTCGGAGTTGGTGCGGGATGCACTACCAACGGTGGCGAACTCTCGGCGATCCTGGCGAGGCATCCCCTCGCTTCATGCTCGGGTCCAGCATCGAAGAACAGTTCTGGGCCAAGGTGTGCAGGGAAAGATCCGGGTGTTGGAGATGGAAGGGGTCCATTGATCAACTTGGGTACGGTCGGTTCAACGCCAAGAAAGAACTCGGGGTTGACCGTGCTCACCGCGCTGCCTACATCCTATTCGTCGGTCCAATTCCGAGGGGCAAGGAACTCGATCATCTCTGCCGGAACCGTTGGTGTGTCAATCCCGAGCATCTCGAAGCAGTTTCACCTGCTGAGAACAAGATGCGTGGTGAAGGGATCGCGGCGAGAAACGCTCGGAAGACAACATGTGTGCGGGGGCATAGCCTCACCGACCCAGCGAATCTCAAGCCAGATCGGCTTGGCCGTCGTATCTGTCGAGAGTGCGTCCATCTACATCGACGGAATCGCTATGTACGACTAGGCAAGTAACCACGAGATGTGAGAGGTGTGTCCGGCTCCTGGGGCCTTGGACCCTGGGAGCCGGATACCTACGCCGAAGAAGGATGAGATGGCAGACCAGATGAGCTTCGCCGAGAAGATCCATACCATCAACATCGGCTTGCCCTCGCGCCGCGGCCCCAAGCGCACGACCGTAGATACCGAGACTGCCTTAGTCACCACCACCGAGCATTGGTCCGACCGTCAAGATGTCACCGTCACCCCTGTTACCCCTGCTACCATCTCAGCCAACAAGGAGCGCACCAGTGGCCGATGAGATCACCCCAATCGCCGTCTCTGAGGCCGAAGCCCACTTCGCCGAGGCCAAATCTCGCCGCTATGCTGACCCATCCGAAGCCAACATCGCAGACTTCCGTCAGGCCAAGGCCGACCTGGTCACGCTCCGTTCAGCCTTCCGTATCCAAGAAGTCTCCGCCGGGCGCCGCGCTGTCGGAGTTGGCATCGGCGACGCTTCCGTGAATCCAGATTCCATCTCTTCTTCCCTAGGAGGCTGACATGGCGATTACTGCTTCAGGGCTTTTCGTCGCCACATGGACCGACGTACTCGACACCACGCAGCTCGCTATCGACCTTGACCTCGATACACATCGCTGCGCCATGTTCTCGAACACGATCACGCCGAACTTCTCCACCGACACTGCCTACGCCGTTGCGCCCTATGACGCGAACGAAGTCTCCGGGGCTGGCTATACCGCGGGTGGCGAGTTGCTCACGGGCACCGCGCTGTCCGAGTCCCCCACCGGGTCGATTATGTGGGACGCCACGGATGTACAGTGGACCTCTTCGACGATCACCAACGCGCGCGGGGTTCTCATCTATGCCGACGCGCTCGTTGGTAACAACGCGATTTGTCTGCTGGATTTCGGGGCGGACTTCTCGACCAATAACGGGACTTTTTTGATTACCTGGGCGGCAACGGGGATCTTCGCGATAGATTGTACGCCATAGCATCGCCATAGCATTACACCGATAGGTAGAGAGAAGAGGCTAGGTGGCTTACTCCTTAGTCCAACAAGCCTCTCGCGGCTCCAGCACCCAGAACCACGGTGTCACCTTCGCCAACGCGCCCGTCGAAGGCGAACTCATCGTCATCTGTTTCCGTATCGCGACGATCATCGCGACGGTTACAACAGCATCGGGTTGGCAGCGCGTTGACGGAGCGACCATCAACGATGCTGATGTTGTCCCAACCTTCTCCGAGCACATCTACTTCAAGATCGCAGGCGCGGGCGAGGGTACAGCACAGACGCCCGCGACGACGGTGTCAAACTTCGCCTCAATCGCGAACGGGACGCGGTGGTCGGGGAACGCGGCTATTCCGGGCGACGCATCCAACGAAGCAGCCAACGCGGCGGGCCAGGGATCTCATCAACCGGGCTCGGTCACGCCCTCCGAGGGCGGCGAACTCATCGTTACCATCTCCGCACAGTCTGGGAACAATAACGGCTCGGAGGCCATCGACTCTGACTTCATCATTCTGACCGAGAACGGCAACTCGACCATCATCGGCTACAAAATCAAAGATGCTGGTGACACTGCCGCAGAGAATCCAACCTTCTCCCACACCGGAAGCACTCGTCACGCCTCTGGTATCGCGACCTTTATGGCTGAGGCTGCCAGTGACGCCACAGCCACGCCAGCGGTCATCGCTGTCCCCGTTTCGATCACCAATCCCACCGCTTCTGCCTCATCGACCTCAACCCCTTCGGTTGTCCCCGTCTCTGTTACTTTGGGCGCTCCGACGATCGCTGCCTCCTCTACCGCCACGCCTGCCACCGCTCCTTCACCCGTCACCCTCGATGCCCCGTCCATCTCTGCGTCGTCTACTTTGGCGCCGTCCACCATTCCCGTTCCTGTTAGCATTACCGACCCGACGGTCTCCGTTGCCGGTGACGCGACGGCCTCTCCTTCCACCATCGCTGTGCCGGTCAGCATCACAGACCCCAACGCATCTGCATCTTCCACTCCCACCCCCGCGACTATCGCTGTTCCAGCCTCGATCACGGACCCTTCTGTTCTTACCTCTTCTACTGCCTCCCCGGTCACTATCTCCGTCCCCGTCACCCTCGATGCTGCCGCCCTCTCCACGTCTTCCACCCCCGCTCCCGCTACCGTCGCTGTCCCCGTTCTTATCGCTAACCCGACCGTTGAGACTGAAGGCAACGCCACCGCTGCTCCATCGACCGTCCCCGTCCCCGTCGCTATCACGAACCCCACCGCTTCTGCTTCTTCCACTCCCGCGCCGTCTACTATTCCGGCCCCCGTTACCCTCGACACACCTACCATCGCCGCCGGGGCGACTACCACCCCATCCACCATCTCGGTCCCTGTCTCTATCACCGACCCGACCATCGTCATCGAGGGCGACGTCACTGTTTCCCCCTCCACTATCCCCGTTCCCATCATGCTCGGCGCTTTATCCATCTCTACTTCGTCCACCGTCTCTCCTTCGACGATCCCGGTCCCCGCCTCCATCACGGACCCCGCCGTCTCCACCATCACCACAGCCGCCCCTACCACCATCGCGATCACCGTCACTCTCGCTGCCCCGTCCCTGGCCACCGATTCCACTATCACCCCCGCCACCATCTCCGCGACTGTCTCTCTCGCCACTCCCACCATCCGTCTTATCTCCGGCACGACCCGTTTCTGCGCTGTGGAGACCCCCACTTCTCGCACCGGCTGCGCCGTTCCCGACGCCTCCTCTCGCATATGCGCTGCCCCTGGTGCGCCCGGCATCCGGCGTTGTACCCTGACTGGAGAACAGGAGGCAGTCGATGCTACAGCTACGCCGGATACCGTTGGGGCGGGGGTCTAGATGAGTGGTGTCTGCCGCAGCGCCTGTAGCCCCTGGGCAACCGAAGACGACGTTTGCACGCCTTGCGACTCCATCTACGACTTCCCTGTTGGCCTGCTCGAAGACACCCTCGCCGTCGCCTCCGACATCCTGTTCGAGCTATCCGGCCGCCAGTTCCCTGGCTCATGCCAAGAAACCGTCCGTCCGTGTTCTCAGCACGCCTCCCTCGACGCTGCCCCCAACCGCGACGTCGAATACTCGGCCGTCTACCGCTACCCCTCCGCCTGCTCGTGCCAGCGTGCCTCCTCCTGCACCTGCTCTCGCATCCCCTCCATCCGCCTCGGCGCCTATCCGATCACCGCCATCGACGAGGTCCTCATCGACGGCGTCGCTCTCCCCACGACCGCCTACACGGTCCACGACTGGCGCTGGCTCGTCCGCATCGACGGTGAAGCCTGGAGTTGTTGCCAAGACATGTTGCTCCCCTCCACCGAAGAAGACACCTTCGAGGTCACCTACACCTACGGCTCGCCCCCTCCGCCCGCCGGCGTGATGGCCGCCGCAGAGTTGGCCTGCCAGCTCGCCTTGTCTTGCCAGCCTGAGACGCTTGGCGAATGCCGCCTCCCCTCGCGCGTCACGAACATCACCCGGCAAGGTGTGTCGATGGTTGTGCTCGATCCGATGTCTTTCCTCGACAACGGGCGCACCGGCTTGTTCACCGTCGATCTGTTCCTCTCGACCTACAACCGTCACGGTCTCACCCGCCGCGCTTCCGTCATCTCCCCCGACCTCCGTCCCGCCGTCCGTCGCGTCACCGGCATCTCGTAAGGAGAGCAAATGGCTAACCTCTCTGCCGCCCGAGCCAAATCCGCCGCCCTATCCGCCGCCACCGCCGACGTCATCACCCTCGGCCGCAACTTTCGTCGTGTCGAAGTCACGAACCGCTCGGGCGACGCCGAAATCTGGGTACGTATCGGCGGCACGAATCCCGGCGTTGGTGGCGACGACGCGACCTGCCTGCCCGCCGCCATCGGCTCAGTCGTCATCGAGTCCAACGAGCGCGGCAACACCGTCGTGCGCCTCATCTCCTCCGGCACGCCTACCTACACGGTCGAAGGGCTCGAGGAGTAGCCGGTGTCGAGCCACGAGCACAATCCGAGCGCCATCAACATCGACGCGCTCGCCATGCGCAACTACCGGCTCTACGACAACTCTCAGAGCCTGATCCCCGACCTCTCCACTGCCGTCTACATCCTGCCCGGCGATCCCGTCCCCGACGACGAACCACTCGTCCTTATCAACAACTCGACCGCGCGGCCCTTCATTGTCCGCGCCGCCGCCCAGCTCGATGTCGCACGCAACCAGAACGTCACCGCCGACCTCTGGGTCCACACGATCGACATCGTCGAGATGTTCCTCGCCGAGATCCACGAACATGTAGACCGGCACCCGAACACGGGTGAGATCCGCCGTGACTTCTACAAGTGGAAGTACCAGTTCGTCCCCGGCATCACGCGCCGCATCTCCGCGCCAGGCTGGCATCGTTTCGACCTGTGGCAGCAACGCTCGAACGGCTCGACGATCATGGACGTTCACACGGGCGGCGGCTCGCGTGAGACCGGCCTGCATCGTGTCAACGCCGAAGTCTCCTGGGTGACGGTCTAGATGCCCGTCTCAACGCCCGACGTTCTAACGTTCGAGCAGCTCACCACGGACGCGACCTCGCATGAAACAGCAAGCGTCGCAACGATCGCGGGACGGCCTCTGATCCTCTACGCGATGGGCGGCAAGGCTTCCGGCGAAGTCACGATCCCACTTATCACCGGCTTGGGCGTCACCTGGACTTACGTTATCAAGACGGCTTACATCGGCGCTCTCGCACGACGCATCTGGGTGTTCACCGCCGTGGCGGACGGCTCAACGGGTACGGTTGTGGTCGATTGGCAGGGACAGACGATCACTGAAGCCATCGTGGGAATTGTCCAGGGCGCTGCCGATTGGGAAGATGATCCGTGGATGCAGCCCCGCGAGTTTCACCACTCGACATCCTTCGTCACGACTGCGCAATTGACGATGGCCGGATTCAAGGACGCCGTCAACAACGGCCTGCTCGTCTGCGGCATTCTCGGCACCAACGACCCGCCCGAAGATATCGAACCCGGTGACGGTTTCACCTCCCTCTCCGAAGTGGGCGGAGCCGTAGGAGGGCAGTTCGGCGGTATCATCGAATGGAAGGTGGGTGAAGACCTTCTCGCCGACTTCTCCTGGGCCAACACCGCCCACTATCTCCTCGTCGGCATCGAGATCCGTGCTGCGGGCGTGACTGGAGGCCGCGTCTGGGACTTCCATCTAGGAGCCAACGGCGACGGCACCGACCGCGGCTCAGGCGATCCCTACATCACCCGCTCCTATGCTCCCCGTGCCGATGCCGATCTCTGGCTGTCCGTCTACGCGGCACAGGCTTCAGGTACTCCCCCCACGCCCACAGTCACCGGCCTCGATGTCACCTGGACACTGATTGACGAGGTAGACTTCGCATCATTGGCGACCCCGCTTCGTACTCACTGGCTGTTTCACGCGCGCACCACCGATCCTGCACCAACTCCCGGCACGCTCGCCATCGAGTTCGCCACCACCGTCGGTTCTTGCACATCGGACCTCTACGAGACGTTGCGTTCGGATGGGTCGGTGCAGACCAAGGCAGCGGCCTCAGATAACCAAGCAGGCGCCCTGACCGCAACGTTCGACACCGCAACCGACGACGCTTCTGCCATCATCGCCTTCTTGGCTCGCACGACATCCACGGGTGTTGCTGCCGCCGAAGCAGGCTACGCGATCGCTCCCGGCGCAGGCGCTGGCAACATCGCCATGTGGCTCGAAGGCATGTCGCGGCACTCGAACGAGGATTCCCCCACGTTCACTCCGCCCGCCTCAGCCTCGATGGCGATCGTCGCCGTGGAAGTCGCCGAAGAAGAAGTGGTCGTGCCCCCAGGCGGTGGCGGTAGTACCTTGCAGGCTCGGCGCCGGACCCCTTTATCCCGCCGCGACCGTACCCGTGGTCGCCGTAGCTACCTCGCCTCATGAGCGCCAACTCTCGCTCCCGCCGCGCCTACGCCGCCCCCGCTGGCGAGATATCCTTCGCTCCCGCCACCGATTCGGGCACCATGTACGCCGCCCCCTATGGCTCCGACGCTAACTCTGGCCTCTCCCCCGACCGGCCTGTGCTCTCTATCCAGACGGCCCTCGACCGCCTCAGCGCCAACTCCCGTGGCGGCATCGTCCAGCTTCTCTTCGACGATACCCTCATCGGCAACATCCCCACTTGGGCGATCGACTACGCGCCCATCACCATCCCTGAAGCCTGCGGCGTGCGAGGCCAAGGTCGCGGCAAGCGCCTGCGCCTCTCCGACGGCTCCGACGCTTCTCTGTTCACTCTCGCGACTGTCTCAGACGAGTTCTGCTCCATCTCCGATCTGTGGATCGACGGCAACAAGACGAACCAGTCCGGCACATCGCATGGCATCCACTTCTCAGCCTCGGGAGGTTCCGGCTTCCAGTTCAACGACTCCCTGCACGTCATCTCAAACGTTCTCGTCTCCACTTTCTTGTCTCACGGCATCTTCATGGACACCTCCACGCGAGATTTCTTCATCTCAGGCTGCCAGGCTCGCAACTGTAGCGGCAACGGATTCCGCCTCGTCGGAACAGACGGATTCATGGCAGGATGCACGTCCGGCGGCTCCGGCCTCGAAGGCATCGTCCTCGCTGGCGCGAATAATCGAGTTACCGGCTCGAAGTCCTTCAACGCCGGGCAGATTACTGCCGCCAACGGCGATGGATTTCTGATCTCAACCGTCCGGTCCCTCATCGCCTTCTGCGAATCTCAAGACAACACTCAGCATGGGTTCAACTTCTCCGGCTCCGGTCGCTCCGAAGGCGTCGGTCTTTACTCTGACTCTAATGGCCTGACCACCACCGGCTACGGCTATCGTGTGAACAACTGCTCCAGCCTGCATCTCCAAGGCATCGCTAACGACCGCCAAGGTACACCGACGCAATCCCACGCCATCCGTTTCGACGGCACGAACACGTTCAACTTCTTCGATATCGTGGGGCGCGGGAATGTGAATGCGGGGATCTCGGGAACCTTGGCCGACTCGAATCACTTTCGGTTCTCCGATAACGCAGCCTCGATCCATCACAAACTTCAGCATGTCGCTGCTGCCACGCCGACGGGCGGGTACTCGGGCGAGGTCCGCATCGGCACGGACGTGATCTGGGTCAATGATGCTGGGACGTGGAAGTCCGTCGCGATCTCATGAAGATTGCATATCTCGGGAATCACGGCCCCTCGCATTCCACCGCAGAGTTTCCTCGTAACCCAGGAAGATACGTCTATGGCTTGGTAGACCCACGGACAAATCAGATCCGCTACATCGGAAAGGTGAAGGGATATCTCAACACACGGTTACGCGGGCACCTACGAGAAGCTCGAAGTAAGCCAGATATCAATCATCGTCTTCAATGGATACGAGGATTGCAGAAACAGGGGTTAGAACCCAGTCTTGTCTGCTTAGAGATTTGCCGCGACGGTGATGAGCTTGTGGAGGCCGAGAAGAGATGGATCGCACAGGCTCGCGAGGATGGTATTCCCCTCGTCAACATGACAGATGGCGGCGAGGGTATGGAGAATCCATCTGAAGAAACTCGCGCTAAGCTACAGGCACGCCCTCGACCGATTGTTACCCCAGAAATACGTCGAGCGCGATCGGAGGCGATGAAGCGTCATTGGGCAGATCCCGAGTTTCGAGCTAAGCAAGAACAGGCTCGGCTTCGACTGTATGGACCTCCAAAGATAAAGATGCAAGGGGAGGAGCTGCGTCTGTTCAGAATTGAAACCGCCAAGAGGATGGGTGCTCTCAACAGGGGAAAGGCAAAATCGGAAGGCCATCGGCAGAAGCTGGCAGAAGCGACACGGAAGTACTTCGCGGAGCATGAACACCCATTTCAAGGAAGAAAACACTCCGAAGAAACACGATCTAAGCTGCGTGCTGCTTGGCAGCGTCGCAAGGGGGTGATGCCATGAGTTCCCTGCGTATCGCGTATCTGGGGAACTTCTGACCTCGGCCCTTCTCACTCAACCGAGACCCACGTCGCTGCATCCCTTGAAGCCCTCGGCCACATTGTCACGCGCATCCAGGAAGGCGGACCATCCGTTTCCGGCACGCCCGCGCTCGAAGTCCCCAACATCGTCCGCGGCCACGACCTCTTCTTGCACACGCAAACCCAAGGCTACGCGATGGACTCTGGCCCCAAGGATGACCGCCTCCGCGCGCGCGATCAGATCCAAGCGATGGGTATCCCAACCGCCTTCTACCATCTGGATCTTTGGTGGAGTCTCGCCCGTCAGGATCATCTGCTCACCGATCCCGAGCCCTGGGTCGAATACGATTTCCTATTCACCGCCGACGGCGGCCACCAAGACGAATGGGCCAGCATCGGAGCGAACCATACCTGGTCCCCGCCGGGCGTCTATCACGCTGAAGCCTATGACGGCATCCCTTCCCCCGCCTATACCTGCGAAGTCGCTTTCGTCGGCGCTCACCGCTCCTACGCTCATACCGAGCACTGGCCCGTCCGCCAGGCCATGCTCCGCGCCCTCCGCCGCCGCTACGGCCGCCGCTTCCGCATGTTCCCCGAACGCGGTCCAGCGCTCCGCGGCGCTGCTCTCAATGACCTCTACGCCTCCGTGAAGGTCGTCGTAGGCGACTCCTGTCTCGCCGGGAAGATCCCGCGGTACTGGTCAGACAGAACGCCCGAGACCACCGGCCGTGGTGGCTTCCTCATCCACCCCTCCGTCGTAGGCTACGCCGAAGCCCATCCCCACGTCCCTACCTTCCCCGCCGGCGACCACGCCGCTATGCTCTCTCTCATCGACCACTTCCTCGCCCATCCCGCCGAACGCGTCGCCGCTCGCCTCCTCGCTTCCGCCCACACGCGCACGCACCACACCTACCGCACCCGCCTCGCCTGGGTCCTTGACACCATCTTCGGCCCCGGTCACACTCCCGACGCAGAAGGAGGAGCCGATGGGGCGAAAGATCTCGGGGACGTTATCTCAACTCGCTGAGTCTCTTATCGCTTGCGGCGTTCCCGAACGAGAAGTGACGCGCGTCATCGTCTACTTCGAGCGTTACGGGATGTGGCAGTTTATGAATCTCAGCATCTTCTCGTTCGTGACTCCGTCATGCGGCGACGACGACTGCATCGAGCCATCTCACCAGGTTCTCAACATCCCATGACGGCAACGCAAGAAGATCTCGACCTCCAGGCTCATCTCCGAAGCCTCGCGCGCGACGGTGGCAAGGGTACCCTCGCTGTCGATTTCGATGACACTCTGACTGAACTTGGCGGCATCGAAGCTTGTGTTGAGCTGCGACGCCGCGGCTATGGTTTGGTCATCTTCACTGCGAACGCCGACATCGAAGGCATCGTTTCATGGATACAGCAACGCTGGCCTGCTGATGACCCTGCCCCGGTGGTGACGATGACCAAGCCTCAGTCTCTTGCCTTCATCGACGATAAGGCTGTGCGCTTCCTCGACTGGACGAGCATCTTGGAGCAATTCCCATGATCTCCCTCCTCCTCCCCTCCCGTGGGCGTCCCGACAACATCGCCCGCCTTCACTCTTCCCTCGTCGCCACTTCTTCCGGCCCCTGGGAACTCGTCATCCGCCTCGACGATGACGACCCGACCCGCGACGCCTACCCTACCCACGCCAACATCATCTATTCTGTCGGCCCGCGCGTTGTCCTATCCCAATACTGGAATGAATGCCACGCCCTTGCTCAAGGCCCCATCTTCTGCCACGCGGGAGACGACATCGTCTTTCACACTCCCAACTGGGATCGCCTCGTCGCCGCGACCTTCCCCGCAGACGGTATCGCTTTCGTCCATGGCGACGACGGCAGCGTTAACGGCCGTCTACTCGGCACTCACGGCTTTCTTCATCAACGCTGGGTCGATACCGTCGGCACGTTCTGCCCCCCCTACTTTTCCTCTGATTACAATGACCTCTGGTTCAACGAGGTCGCTAACGCTCTCGGCCGCCGCATCTTTGTCCCGATCATCACCGAACACATGCACCCAGCCTTCGGCAAAGCCGAGTGGGATGACACTCATCGCGAGCGAATCGCGCGGCATCAGGCCGACAACGTAGAGCAGATATGGCAGGACAAGCAGGAGGAGCGTGAACGATGGGTAACACTACTGAGACAGCAGATGGACTGAGCCAGAGTCCTTACGACCATGCCTACTATCGACGTGCTATCCCCGAAAACTGGTTCGCCCCCCGCCAACTCCTCCGCCCCGACCAGCTAGCCGCCATCTGCTATCTGTTCGGCCTGCCGTTCTACGGCGACGAGGAATACCCCCCACGCCCCGATCCCGGCCCCTGTCTGTCCGTCGGCTGCGGCACCGGCACCCTCGAGGCCAGGCTCGAAGCCCTCGGCGTAGAAGTCTTCGGCTCTGACCCGTCCCCCGCCGTGCGTGACCTCTACGCCGGACATCGGCTCATCCAGGCCGACCTCACCGGCACCCTAGACCGCCTG